TAATAATTAGGTTCTCACCGTAATTGTCGTGCGTCCAAAGACGTAGCTGTCCAGCCGCAGAAATGGCGCTAGAAGAGCCCCAGCCGCCAGCTCCCCACGTACCAACGCCCCAACCCGTGGACTTAACGAAAGTATCGAGGCCAACATTAATTTGGTATGTGCCCACCACCGATGATCCGCCATTGCCGCTATCACTGCTATTTGCCGTAACAGTAACGCCGCTTGTGTCTTTAGCGACAATCTCGTAGGTGTTCAAGCTTGTGACAAGGCTGATCTGGTACTCTTGATTTAGCACCTCAGCCGTGATGTTACCGCCGAGAGACGATGCGCCACTAAAAGTAACAAAATCATTGCTGACAGCCCCATGATCCGTGTCAGTTACTGTGATTGTGGACGATCCGTCTGTGGCACCAAAAGTAACATCGCCTGCGGATGTGGTGGTTCTTATGGGGGTGATGTCGTTAAAGGACTCGCCTTCTTCGATGTAATACTTAAACGTCGTGCCCAATCCCAAAAAGCGAGTGCCGCCGAGAGAAATCCAACTATGGAGAGCGCGAGCAATGCCAAGGTAATAGCTAGTGCCAAGCTTGTCCCAGCCGCCAACTTTTTCGACACGTCCTTTACGAAATCTAATGAGGTTTCCATCAACCCAGCCGCCTTTGGCCGCATAGTCGGTAGACTCCTTGTCAATTCCCGGCTTGAATTCTATGGTCTGGAGGGGCATACCAAGGCATCACGCAAGCCGGATAATTGCACCCGTGGCCGTAGGCGACGGAAATACAATTGTGAAATTGCCTGCCGTGCTGGTTTTGTCTCCTCCAAAGTCAATCGCGGCCACTGCTTTGTCTGAATTCGTGTCGTTGTAGATCAAACAACCGCGAGCTGTAACCGTAGCGGTTCCAAAGGTCAGATCTGCAAAATCTACGATTGCAGTCGTTCCAGACGTTGTGGGGGTGACATTGGTAAGCGCATTACCGCCAGCCGTGTAGTTTGTGCCAGAAACCTCGTTTGTGGTTGTGTACGCGGTTGTGGAGGCGCCGAGAGTCGCAGAGCTAGTATACAAAGCCAACTTAAACGTGTTGCCAGAACTGGCAGTAAAGTTGTGAGTGCCTACTAACAATTCCTGCTTAAACGATGTACAGATCGCCGATGTGATAGCCATTTTATAGCTCCTTCAGTAAATCAGCCATTTGATTATGACCTTGACGCCGCAGAATAACCGACAATGTTGTCCGATCACTCGCAATAGCGCTTTTAATCCCCCTCAATACTACTTCATAAACCTGTTGCCGGAAAGCCTCAGCTTGTTGCCTGACATGAGGATCGGCGTTTTCTGAGATGCTGACAAGTCTTTTTGTGACCACTTGAGCCCAAAATTCTGGCTCATGGCCGCCATCATCGGACGTTGCCACCATAACACTGCCTAATCCGGCGTCTGCGCTTTGCGAAATCATCCCTTGTACGGCTCCGGTGAGGCAGGCATCTCAACTTTTTGGAAGTTAAACTGACGCCGCGCGCTTTCAAATTCGGACTCTGGACAAACCAAAAACTGGCCTTCTTGATCTGTCATGACCAACAAGGGGTCATCCAGCCGGTGATATCCGTACAGCCGCTCCTTTGGGTCTACATTGCTGTCAAGCAACGCAGATTTTTGGCTTACACCCACACCCACTCCCTGCGAGATACATCGAGAGACCCAGAATTCGAGACATCCTCGGCCTGCTTCTGCAAAGTGAATGTTGTGTTTGTAGCTAAAATCCATGCCAAAAAGATCGATATGAGCCACTTTGTTATACAAAGCGAAGGCGATGGCGTAAGCAACCGTATTGTTAAGGTAGGCGCAACGCTGATCATCAATAACCTCTTTGATAGGAAACTCAACGATTGCAGGCACACGCTCATCAAGCTCACATGAATAGATTGGCTTTTCAAAAGTAGGTAAGCGCTGACGCATGACGTCTGTTTGGCCGCCTGCGTCATCGGTATCCAAATACCGTGATGCCGGGTCCATCATAAACACGCGATCACAGTCAAACACAGATAAAGCGGCGTTTACGCACCAGACCTCATCCCATGTTTTGCTGTTTTCTACTCCAATAACGTAGTCAATTTGAGAGGCGCCAAGGCCTATCAGGGCGACGTGAGCCCCCTCCAACTCTGGTATTCGTGACATTAACTAACACCTGTTCTCAACAAGTCGTATCTATATTCATCACGAGTAGCGCGGCCTTCGCTCACGTTCTTCATCCTCGCGATCCCCTCCTTGAATCGAGTCTCAAACGTCTGAATGACGTCAGGAGCCTCTTTCAGGAATATCGCCGCCTCAACTAACGTGCCATACAGCAAAGGATCTGGATGGTCTGTAGATAAGATGGTGGTTCCTGAATCTGCACCCGCCGTTAATGAGGCTGGCTTATATAGATAATGAAGCTCTACCGAATAACCAGAATCCGGTACGGGCGACAATTCAAAAGCCGTGTCATCAAATAGCGAGTAATACTTAGGTTGTGCTGTGGTTGTCGTTACTGGGCTGTACTCTTTAACAAACGACGGATGCTTATAATCCAAGTAGTAATATCGATTGTTGCTAATCACAGCCAATGAAAATGGGGCAAAAAAGTCTGAAGGAGTAGCCAGAAACCTATTGCCAGTGGTCAGAGTTCCTGTGACGTTTTTGCGTTGCTCAGGTAACTGTACCAGCTTGAAAATGCGGCTTTCCGCCTCCTCAATGAAGGTATTGAGGTTGTCATTGAAGGTTGTTTCATCAACCTGCAAGTAGTCTTGAACCGTCGATTTTAGAGTCGCTAATGTAAAACTCATGACGTGGTTACCTCAACCGTGCCTAAGCCGCTGTTTATTTGATAGGTCGTAAGCTCTGTGCCCAGTATACCCTCGCCCACGTTAGTGTAGACAGTAAAAAAGTTTCCGTCGTTGCCATCTGCCGCTTGATCTATTCGTGGATCTCTCAAGGCTTCTGGGTCAACAGGGGTTGGCTTACGCATCAACTGCGGGTGCTTTGGAGACCATTGATCAGGACCCACAAGCAAGCCGTCCCAAGTCTTTTTCATGTCCTTGAGGCGGTAACGGAACCCCGTAATGTCGCAGATTCCATAAGCTCGTCTGTTAGATGCAAACGCCATTACGCAATCTCGTAGCTTCTAATGTCGGGAGAAACGCGAAAGCTGGATCTCGGCTCGTCCTGAGAAAGTGCGCGCTGAAACTCTTCTTCGTACAACGGCTTCAGTAGCTGAACCTTTTCTGGTGCTCGCTTTAAGGCTAGATAATAAGCAAGCCCTGCCGCGAGGCATGGATAAAACCGAAAGGGCACTTCTAAGGTGTTAGCGCCTACGTCAGCGTCGTCCATGCGACTGAGGACGTTTAGGTACACGGTATACGTGCTGTTTTTGTCTGGCACCGGCCATACAGTAATCGTAGGCGATAACTGCTTGTCTATGAAAAACTGATTCGGCTTACCTGTCGACGACTTAGTTGCTAAGTGCGCGTATTCGGCACGAGACATACGACTAAGCGGTATATCGGTTGTGGTGCCCTGCGTGGTTTCACGTATAAATACATCTAGTACATCGATGGTTGCGGTAGGGTTGGTAGCGTCGATCGTGTACTTGTCGGTGCCTTGAACCATGGCTACGGTCTTTTCTTTGACCGTCCACTGATTCAACCCACGGTTAGCCCACTCAGCGAGCATAAGGTTTAACGATCGCTGAGCGGTCTTCAGGTCGTAGCCAGTCCGAAGCTCTAAGCCGCAACGCTCAAACGCCTCTTCAACGTAGTCTGCTACGTCTAACTCGAAATCTTTACTCCCGCTCGTCGCCATTTTCTGCACCTGCGTATAGGTTATCGAACACTTGGTTTACGTCTAAAGTGTAGTCTAAGTCAGATTTACTGTAATGGATATGTTGCGAGGGCCTAAAATCAGGGGCTCCGTCGCCTAGCTGAAACTGTGCTGGCCTCGTCACTCTGACTCGATTATTCGGCAACGCAACGATGTTGCCAGTCCAATCACCTGCATCAAGTAGCTCTAAGACATGACTCTGCTTGTGCTGAGCCGGGTCGTCAGCGGTATCTGACTCGGTGTAATCCACCGTGAAATAGTATTTTGCCGGGTAAAACTCGCCATCTATCTTGGCGATCCAAGGGCATGGATCACAGTTTTCTAGCTTGTAGACGCTGTGGGTTCGAGATGCGCAATCCCATGGCTGTGCCGCCCATACAGGCATTGGCTCAGGCCACTTCTCGAAGGGGGTGTCCCCCACGAGAGCGGTGATAGGCATACGAGCCCACATTGCGCCCCCGTGGAGGTTTGGCTCATCGGTGTCGTAAGTCTCAGCTCCAGTAAATATGACCTGAAAAGACAGGCATCGCTTAGGTAGCGTCGTGACGCCGATGACCATGGCATGAAGAAACTCGCCATGGTATTTCTCGTGATTGTGCGTGTACTCGCGTCGGACCCAACACTTAAAGTAAGGAATACTCGACTGAAGAAAAGCCATTATCGGCCATACAATCCGCTGTTCTTGCTTGAAGGAGCGCGTACAGGACTAGACTTGGCTTTGCTTTTCATAGCGCCGCCAGCGGCCTTACCTTTTGCCATCATGACGCCACCAGTAGCCTTTCCTTTCGACATCATGCTTCCGCCGTACTTCTTGTGCACAGGCATAGGCATTGTCTTGCCAGCTCCGCCTTTGGCGTAACCCTTTGTCTTCATTTTCATGATTGAGCCTCCTTCGGCCGCAAATGTTTTGACGTTGGTAGGCCTACCACCTACGCCTTGTTTCTTCGCTCGCTTCCGCCGCACAGCAGAAGCCACTTCCTTTTTCGACATCTTGGCCGCTTTAGCCGATGGTACGCACTTTGGGTAACCTCGCTCTGAGTCCTCAGTGCTTTTGCGACCACACTTTTCGTAGCCACCACCCTCTTTGGGAGCGCTAATATCGACCCATTTTTCCTTGTTAAACCAGTCGTCAAGTCCGCGTTGTTTAGCCACGAGGAACCCGTACAGTTTTACGCTTGCTTTGCATCATAGCGCCACAGCCCCGAGGTTGCATCTCGACAGAACCTCCAAACTTCATGTTACGAGCAATGGCCTCGCCGCGCTTACGCTCATACTTGCTGAGCCTGCCGTCTTTGTTAAGGTCGCTCTTCTTTGGATCTAAAGTCACTTCGCCTCCAGTAGCGCCTTCGTAGGTTCCGCCCATGCGCTTGTATTCTTGCACCATCCAACCGTTAGCATACGCACTAGGATAAACATCAAACTTGGCCTTCGCCTTAGCCTTGGCCTTACGATATAGCGATGGGTCGGCTACGTTGTCTGGTATGTCGCTTGCCATTACCCACGACCTCCTCTTACACCCCTAAATCCGGGAGGGAAGGTGCCCATTTTTGGTGGTGATTTAGGCGGTGCGGGAAGAGGCTTGATGCCTGCTGTACCGGCCGGTACGCGCTCGTCAAGCCGTCCACGTAAGTTTGCAATTTGCTCTCGGATTCCACCTAAATCTACCTGCGGAATGTCAATGCCTTCTCTGACTCTTCGGGCAATAGCATCCATGTCGACCGTAGGCCTTTCGTCTAAACGACCGCGCAGATTGGCGATTTGTTCGCGGATACCACCTAAATCTACCTGTGGTATGTCTATGCCCTCTCTAACTCTTCGGGCAATAGCGTCCATGTCTACCGCAGGCCTTTCATCTAAGCGACCACGAAGTTGCGCAATTCTCTCAGTCAGCGGCGTTACCTGCCCCCTGACTTCTTCCAGTCTACCGCCAAGGCGCTCTTCAATAGCGCGACGACCCTCTGCCGCTTGTCCTTGACGCTCACGCAAGGCCGCAATTCGATCAGCCATAGCTTGAGACGATGTATTTACTTCACTGAACCGCTGTTGCAAATCGGCTATTCGGGGGTCAATGCCACTGCGCACACGCTCCGCGATTGCGGCTTCGTCTGGCCCCTCGCGTTGCTCAACCGCACGGAGACGTTCGAGCACTTCTGGCGGTAAGCCACGGTTTTCCAGCGCGGCAATTTGGCCTGCAATACCTGAAAGGTCAGGGCCTTCTCGTCCCTCTACAGCGCGTAGTCTTTCCAATACGTCAGGGGGAACTACGCCGCGATCTTCTGGCCTTTGAGAGAGCTGACCACGCAACTCTCCAATTTGTTCTCGAATACTACCGAGATCCGGTTCCTCACGGCCCTCTACGGCCCTCAGTCTTTCTAAAACTTCCGGGGGCACAAAACCACCCCTTTCTTCTAATGCGCGCCGAGCCGCCTCATTCATGGCGTTCGCATCGATGTTATCCGGTAAGACAATGCCTTCCTGAACCCGTCGACGGATTTCGTCGATATCAAAATTGGGAATGCCCTCTAAGCGACCTCTGAGATTGCCGATCTGCTCACGCAAAGCGGCGGGGTCAAAGTTTTCCCGAAACTGCGCTACTTGGTCACGAATGCTACCAACGCGCTCTTCTACAGGCGCAAGCCGTTGCTCAAGCTCTAACCGGAGACCTGCTATCTCTTCTTCCGGCGCACCCGCGTCAATGCTTTCTTGTATGCGTCTCTGCAACGCTTCAATATCGACGCGCTCTTGCTCTGGTAGCTGACTAATAATTGACTGACGCAGTTGCTCCACATCAATGTCAGGCAGTGCACCCACCTGTCCACGAAGCTCGCCAATCTGCTCTGCCACGTCACCACGAGACTCCTGCAAGCCTTGCAATTGCTCTTCAACAGGACGAATCCGGTTTTGAAGCTCTTGACGCAAAGCCGCTATCTCCTCGGGAGGAGCGCCTGCATCAATGCTTTCTTGTATCTGACGCCGCAAATTTTCTACATCAACCTGCTCTTGTTCAGGCAAAAGTCTCATGACCTCGTCACGAATTTGGGTAACGTCGGGAAACTCCTGCTGAGCAATAGACAACACTTCGCCGGTAATTTCACGGCGCAACGCATCAACATCTACCTCACCAAGAATGTCCTGACGTAACTGCGCTCCGAAAGCATCCAAATCTGGACCCTCTTGCCCCTCAAGCGCCGCAATACGATCCATGAGGGCTTGTCGCTCGGATGAGGCTAAATCTGATTGCTCTTGTGCGGCTTGTTGCGCGGCTTCTTGAGCTGATTGAATGTCCTGTGCAAACTGATCGTACTGGGCTTGCATTGCAGGCTGTTGGGCCTGCATTTGACTCAAGCCCTCCATGCCTCCTTGGTTGCTGTAACCGAACGAAGGCATTGTGGTGGATGGCATGGAGCTTTCTGGACGGACACCTCGATCAAAGACTGACCGGTTCATCAAAAAGTCAGTGGCACCCGCGTAAGGGCTTTGGCCGCCAGAATACTCTTGGAAGGCGCGCGACATGAGATTGTCGTAAGAGCCATAGTCGGCTGGGCCGAATAGGTCATCACTGCCGTACTCCGCAGGAGGCGGCATCACGGTGGTGCGAATCGGTGCCTGCTTAATTGGCTGTAGCTTAGGGTCACCACGAGGCGCTTTTTCATCACGATCGTCAATGCCGTTTTGATTGTTATCAATAAACTGCATGGTGCGAACCGTGCTATCCACGGGCATAGTGCCGCCCGTGCGAGGCATAGGCCCAGTTGGCACCTGTCCCGGAGACATACCGCCTTCACCGGGAGTAAAGGGTCCGGGCGGCATTCCGGGAATTTGCATGATTGGCGGAGACTGGTAGCGCTCCGGTGATTTCGGGTCGCTTATGCGAGGAGGTCTTATCGGCGCCCGTTTTATTGGCGTCTGCTGACCTGTCCTCTCGTCAAAATTAGGCGTCCCACCTGCGTAAACTCGACCGGGAGGCGCCTGAAGAATTGTGCGACCCTTGGCATCTTGCCCATAACCTAAAGCAAATTTATCCGGTAACCCTCTACGGATCGTCATAATCTACTCCTACCAATTCTTGCACGACCAATAGGCCGCTGTGAAGACGTCTTTTTTCTCTTCGACTGCATCGCAGTTGTGGCGAGCGCGAAAGCTCTTACGTCGTTCTGGATTGCTTTTTTTGATGGTCATGTTGGAGTCGCCAAAGCGAACCATCTTCACTTGATCACCTTTCTTAGCTAGAACTTTAAACTTTTTAGGTCCGCCACTCGTGCGCACCGGCTTGTTGTAGCCGGGGAACGACTCACCTCGGTAGGTGAGCCGTCCGCCTTCAGATCGTTCAACGTCTTTGGTATCAGCCATAGCTTACTCGTAAAAAACGTCAGCAACGTCAAGATTAGCCATGTGAAAGTAGAGCCCATAGCGCACAATAAAGCCGCTATTTGGGATCTGAAACACATTAGCAAAAGTATCTGCCGCCGCAGTCTCTTTGCTCATCAACCAGCGCTTCGGCTCTTCTTTGCCGGGCGTGGAGGCCACGTAACGACAAGCAGGAGTGCCGGAAATGG